TTCAGCACCCTGCGTTCAGCACCCTGCGTTCAGCACCCTGCGTTCAGCACCCTGCGTTCAGCACCCTGCGTTCAGCACCAATGTACTTGTCAATAGTAATGTGAATTACAATACAAGTGCCAGGGTTTTTGCGCTGGCCAATAATACCACAGGTGATCAGAATACAGCCTTAGGGACGGCCACACTATTCAAAAACACGTGTGGCTCTAATAACACGGCCATCGGAAGTTATGCACTATCTAATAATACTACTGGTAGTAATAATACGTGCACCGGCAACAATACTCTCTATTTTAATAGCATTGGTAACAACACTAGATTTATTGTTCCGAAAAAAATTATCAAATATTATCAAATACAATTAACCCAATTAACATGTTTGGTCAGTCTTAAAATAAATTAATTGGTTATACTTCCTATTGATTTGTGCTCTGCCATGTGAGATTTGGAAAATGAATTAATATCTAAATTAATAATAGTCTAGCAAATAGACAATATTTTCCTTAAAGTTATCCTAAAATAAATTTTTTTCGAAGTTGAAAAAATAGGTTGAAATATCTAACTCAATCCAATTAATAGATTTTGAACCTATTAATTGGATTTTTAGATATAATAAATTTTTTAATCACTATATATAATGAACAATACAGGTTTTGGTTCAGGTGCTTTGAAGAATACGACGGGAAATAATAATTCTGCATTCGGCACCAATGTACTCATCAATAGTAATGGTAGTAACAATACAGGTGCCGGAGCTTTTGCTCTGACCAATAATACCATAGACGGTCAGAATACAGCTTTAGGGATGGCTGCACTATTAGAAAATACAAGTGGTAATAATAACACAGCCGTCGGATATAATGCACTATTTAATAATACTACTGGTAGTAATAATACATGCGTTGGCAACATTGCACTTTCTAGTAATTTGACAGGATCAAATAATGTGGCCATTGGTCCTAATGCACTGAGATTATATCTGGGTAATAATGAGGTGGCCGTCGGTTATAATGCCCTCTTTAGTGACATGAATGTCAATACTAATAGTAGTAACCCCTTCGTGAATGACCAGTCCAACGGTAACACAGCCGTCGGCTTTAATGCCCTAGCGAATACAGAAACTGATAATAGTGGGGAGGATGCTACCGGCAATACGGCGGTCGGCTATAAGGCCCTGATGGCCAACACTCTTGGATTTTCTAATGTGGCCGTCGGAGCCGGGGCGCTCTTGTCCAATACTACAGGATCCGGTAATGTGGCCATTGGGGGTCCTCCTTTCCCATTAGGCCAGAATACTACCGGGAATGATAATGTGGCCATTGGTCGGGATACGCTCGGTAGTAATACTACAGGCTCCAATAACGTGGCCATTGGTCTGAATGCACTTTCTAGTAATGTGACAGGATCCAATAATGTGGCCATTGGTCTTAATGCACTGCAAAATTATCTGGGTAATAATGAGGTGGCCATCGGTTATAATGCTCTTGCTAATGATACTCAATTTAATGATGTAAATAATCCATTTTTAAATGATCAGTCCAACGGTAACACGGCCGTTGGCTATAATGCTCTAGCGAATACACAATGTAGTCCGGTGGTCGGCTTCAATGCTACCGGCAATACAGCGGTCGGCCTCAATGCCCTGGCGAGCAACACTATCGGATATTCTAATGTGGCCATTGGAATGAATACGCTCCAGAGTAATATTACGGGTAGTAATAATGTGGCCGTCGGAGGTTACGATCCTCTTATCGAAGTAAATACATTGGGATCAAACACTAGCGGAGAAAATAACATTGGTATTGGAATAGGTACACTTGACAAATGTACTACAGGCTACAATAATGTGGTCATTGGTACCGAATCGCTTGTTAATATTGTGAAAGGATCCAATAATATAGCTATTGGTAATATTATATATGTGAATACTAATAGTGATGTTTCGAACACTATTCTGATCGGGAATAATATAGCTAATACTACTGTTGATGGGATTATTATTATTGGTTCATTTAGTTCTACATTTTCACCAGGTTCAGCAGGCTGTTATATTAATAATATTACCGGGGTCAGCGTTACTGGCTCTCAGGTTGTTATTAACAGTGACAACCAATTGGGCATACAATCTAGCAGCCGTCGGCTCAAGGAAAACATCCAACCCATCCTAGACGACACGGAACTAACCCGGCGGCTGCTCGCATTGGAGCCGATCGCCTTCAACTACCGGGACGATCCACAAAAACGGAAACAGTACGGCCTGATCGCCGAGGACGTGTTCAAGATAATGCCCGAGATAGTAGGATTAAGGCAGGACGAGGAAAATACGGACGATCATGAACCCAAACCGTTTACCGTACGCTACCATCTCCTGACGCCATTGCTCCTTAAAGAGGTTATCCGGTTAAGCCGGGAGAACGAACAGATGGCCCAGAAAATTGCCCGGCTGAAACAGGAGAATGAACAGATGGCCCAAAGGATTATCCAAACGAACTACAAAAATGAACAATTGGTCCAGATAAACCAACGATTATCCCAAGAGAATGAGAAACTATCGGACAAGATGGGAATAATTTTTTCAAAATTAGACAAGATAAAAAAGGATTTTTAACCGACCATAATTAGTTGATATGATCATACCAATTAATTAATAAAATAGGACCCATTAAAAGCTTTTGGAAATGATATGACATATATCAATTAAAAAATGAAAAATAAAGTTAATAATCATCCTTTAATAAAAAATATTCTAAAATAATATTATCAGATTCCCTATCATTATCACTAATGGATTATATGGAAATTTGTCAAACGGAAGTTGGTCCTTTGGACCGAATAAATTTGGATATATGGACGTTAATTATCGAATATCTAGACTGGCATGATTTCCTTAACCTTATTATGGTTAATCATTTTTTCCATGAGATGCATTTCCTGAAGAAAAATAATCATTGCTATCGGATCTCCCAAATTTTGCATGTACGGGATCACTTTAATTTTCGAAGTGTCCGGTACGATCTCCCCGTCTTTCGGCCAGAGTTTTTGCCCAAAAATTTATTATCCCTAAAATTTCATCCCTGCTATACCGGGATGATCGGCTGGCTACCTCCGATGCTCACAGAATTGGAAATTACAACCGTTCTAGGTTTAGCCGACCTACTACACAATAATATAATATTAACAACACTTAAAAAATTATGCATTAATAATGGTGAAAGTATCCCAGAGGAGCCAGAGGAGCGTGTCTTTCACAGTCTGCTCCATCTAATTTTTCCCAATATAACCACTCTAAAGCTTAAGTTCTGCGCTTTTGATAGTCTAATAGACCTACAACAATTCGCGGACCTTACACGTCTAGAAAATTTGGACATCCACTTTTTACGTATGGTCGTTCCTCCGGGTAATTATTTCCTAAATTTTGGACATCTAAAATCCTTGAGTATTAGAAAAATGGTGTCCTTTCATAATGATCATGGTAATTTTAGGTTGCCCTCCTCATTGGAACATTTACGTTTGGAAACATATACCCTGGACCTACCCGGAAGTCTAACCTCCCTCTACATATGTAGGTCACAAAATATATTGGAAAGTTTGCAGAAACTTTCACGGTTGGAAAGTCTGACTACGGACAGGATCCCTGAAACCGCCATTACAACCCTTAAGAAGCTCAAAATATTAGGACCGGTAGTCCATTTTCCATCCCATGATTACAAAAATTTAAGATCACTCCATCTAGTCTCCGAACCTATCATATTCAAAACTCTACGATTTGACCAACTTGAAATGCTTTCTTTTAAAACATATGCAAGATTAAATGGAAATTTTTATTTTGGACAGCTTAAAAAATTATCATTGGGATGCCCTTTAGGTAAACTCAAAATTAGTGCACCCCAACTATTACACCTTAAAATAGAAAATCTTGAAATGGAAGAAAACTATAATCTAAATTTGGACACCCTGAACGTGGAATATTTAGAGGTCAGATCATTAAGTTATATGCGTATGGACCTCAAAAATTTCTATCGGCTAAAAGAACTTAGAATCGATAGATGTCAGGTCAATAAATTTCCTTCAAGTCTCGAAGGTCTGACGATTATTAGATCCTCGAACGCCTCTAAACTACCTACGGGCCTTAGTTCATTACATCTAGAATTATGCTCTTTTAAAAGACGACAGAAGTTCAACGATCTAACCCAGCTTAAAACTCTTTATTTAAAGAATGTGGATGTTGATACAACATTCCCTTCATCGTTGACCGACCTGTCCCTGGACCGATACTATGATGTTGACCTGGACCATATACATCTTACCAGGCTTGCCGTTCCGAAAGAAATTTATGACTACTATCAGAGGGGATTGACCCGCCTAACGCGTTTGGTCAGTCTTGAACCGAACTAGTTAAAATTCAAATTTAGGCTATTTTAGACTAAAATTGAATTTCTCATATTTTCGACCAAAAATGGGCCAAAAATGGATCTATTGATCTATGCACCAACTTCCGCACGAAATCTGGAAAAATCATCTGACCATATACCTTTCCGATGCAGATTTCCTACATTTGATCACCACATGTCGCACTTTTTATTACGAATATTCCCAATGTAAACGTATTCGTACCCGTTATCCCGTATCACAAATATATCATATTGTAGACCATTACGATTTTTCGGAGGTAATCTATGACCTTAAAAATTTTTATCCCGAATATCTACCATGTAATCTGGATGTCATCCAATTTTGGGGGTTGTTCAAAACAACAGGCCAAATGTCCCTTAAATCGTATCCCAGGGTGATTATCTATAAATCCATGGACTCCATGGTAATCCAAACGTGCCAGGACATCAGGATGCTCATTTCACCAAGGTTGGAAAGTCTCCAGGTGGACGTTTGGTCGGAAAAATGGATGGGCACATTAACGTGTCTGACCCGTCTGGCAGATTTATCCATAAAAAAATATTACGTCGATATCCCCAACATTCCCGACACCCAAGGACAAAAAGATTTAAACTATTATTTTGGCTCCCTGAAACATTTAACCCGACTGTCCATACTCACTCTAATCGGAAAACATAAAAATGTTACCATTAGTAATTTTCCTCCACAATTAAAATCATTTAGATTTGGTAAATATCCCCAGAGTCATAATATCATCCTAAAAAATTTACCCCGGTCCATAACATCATTAACACTCCTAACAGTTCCAACTTTGGATACAACTTTGGATACAACTTTGGATACAACTTTGGGCGTCCATCTAACACAGCTCAAAGTTCTAAATATAACAGACCCAGGAAGTCTCGAGGACGTCAAGGCCACCCATCATTCGATCCATCAGATCGTCAAAAAGATTCCGGAACTACCCTTTTTGGAGGAGTTCAAAATCACTTCGGACATTTATTCCCCTAAAAGGATATTTGTTTCCTCAAAAACATTGCGCAAATTGAGCATAACATGCATCCTCAAGAATCCTTGGATCATAATCAAGGCACCCCTGCTCAGGAGACTAACCATTGCGGTCGATGTAACCCTAGAAGATAGACCCAACCGGCCTAAGTTTAAACTGGAAACACCCCTTTTGGCCAGTTTAAACATACAAATGAATTTGGCGGAAAATGCACTCCGAGATTTGGAAAATGAACTTATACCCAAATTAACCAATTTAGATACATTAAAATTAGTGTCCGATGATCTAACATTGGACGTCCAAAAATTAGGCACACAAATGCAAGCCATCAAACTCTATGGTTTTAATCCCATGTTATTTGCCCAAATGACCAACATGCCATTTATTAAGATGACCAGGCTCAAGGATTTGCGCCTCAAATATTCATGTATTGGTGATGAACATTACCATATTTCGAAACTACCATCTAGTCTCACACGATTAGAATTAAACGGTATAACCAATAAAGAACTAGATTTTTCTGGGGCGCACTTACAACTGAAACGTTTAGACATTAGCAATGCCCCCAATCTGACAGAACTGATGCTGCCCAATAGTCTGACACATTTGGGAATTTATACATGTACTAACCTCCGAAAAATGAACGTTTCCAGATCAATCCTAAAGATAATTTTTTTAAACTCCTGCAAAGGCATCCTAGAACAGATTAAATATTATGTTCAGAATTCCCCTAAAAATATTGTGCTGATCCATGATTCTTCTAATTAGAATTATCGTGAAATTGAATTTCCTATGTATTCGGTTAAAATACTGTTATTGGTTTATGGACAAACTTCCATACGAGATTTGGAAAAATCATCTAATCATTAATCTTTCTGATGCGGAATTTGTGCATTTAGTCTGTACGTGTCGCATCTTTTATCGTAGATATTCACGGTGCAAACGTATTAGTACACGCTATCCTGTCTCACAAATATATCATATTGTAGACCGTTATGATTTCTCGGAGATAGTATATGATCTTAAAATTTTTTATCCAGAATATCTACCACGTAATTTGGACACCATCCAATTTTGGAGATTACCCAAGATCAGAAACCAGGTTGGGGGCCAAGCAAGAGACCAGATTGGGAACCAAATATGCCTCAAATCATATCCTAGGATGATTATTTGTAAATCTTTGGACTCATATCTCATGAAAAAGAAACATGCGGACCAAATAGAACGGAAAGAATATTTGGACATCCGAACATTAATTTCACCAAAACTGGAAAGCCTTCAGGTGGATCTTTGGTTTGAAGAATGGATGGGCACATTAACGGGTCTAACCCGTCTGACAGATTTATGTATCGATAATTATTATGCATATCCTCTGGACTATCTGATAGATCCATTAGGATGGTTAAAAAAAATCAAATCGGACGGATTCTTGGATAAATCTGATCTATCTTCAGAATTAAAACAATTGGTCGATTCTTATAAAGGACAAAAAAATCTAAACTATCATCTCAATTCCCTAAAATATTTAACCCATTTGTCCATACTTTCTGTGATCGGCGATTATAAAAAGGTTGCCCTGGATAGCTTTCCTCCACGACTGGAAAAATTTAGACTAGAAAAATATCCTCGGATTAGTCAAAATCTTATATTAGAAAACTTACCCAGATCGGTAACATCATTAACGGTCCCATTTTTAAACGTTCGCCTAACGCAACTCAGAGTTCTCAGAATAGTAGATATCGGATTTCTTGATATCAACGAAAAAAAAATCCACCGATTGATCCACCAAATCATAGAGAATATATCTGATTTTCCCTTGTTGGAGGAGCTTAAAATTTTTTCGGGCGTTTATGGACCCAAAAAGATAACTATTTCTTCGGAAAAATTGCGTAAGCTAAGCATTACAAGCGTTCTAAAGGATGTTCTCATCAGGATCAGAGCACCAATGCTCAAAATGTTGAGTTTAAAAGATATATTTACCGAAGAAAATATGATCAAATGGTCCAAGTTTAGGCTGGAAACACCTCTTTTGTCCGGTCTGAGCATCCGTATAAATATGGACAAGGAATTCGTCCAAAATTTGGAGGACCGATTAATACCCAAACTGGTACATTTGGACACATTAAAGTTGGAAAGTGAAAATCTAACCTTTGACGTCCGGAAATTGGGTACACAAATGCAAAACGTTAGGCTCTCCGGCCTTAATTACAAACCTGAAACATCGTTCGCCCATATCGTCGGGCTCAGGGACCTACGCCTCGAATATCTGTGCATCAAAAAAGAATACTATCAAATTTCAGAATTACCCCGAAGCCTCACGCGGTTAGAACTATGCAAAATAGCTAACCGTAAACTACACATGCCCGGACAACTAAGACATTTGGTTATTAGGAATGCTCCTCATCTGACAAAATTAGTATTGCCTGAAAATTTGACCTATTTGAACATTGATAGATGTCCTAGACTCCAGAAGATGAATATTCCCAGATCAATCCTTAAAATATATTTCCGAGAATCCCATGAAGGTACACTACAAAAAATTAATGATTACATCCAAAATTCACCCAAAAATATCATATTAATTTATTGACATCGAACTAATTGCCATAAAAACTCAATTTTTCATGTTTTTGGCCAATCATTTAATAGAAATTAATTGATTGTCCATGCATCAACTTCCACGCGATATTTGGAACAATCATCTAATCTCCTATTTTTCCGATGCAGATTTCGTACACTTGGTCACTACATGCCGCACCTATTATAATGAATTCTCCGGGTACAAACGCATGGGCACATGTTATAATGTATCGCAAATATACCGTGTTGTGGACCGCTATGATTTTTCGAACGTAATCTATGATCTTAAAATATTTCGTCCCGAATATCTTCCACAAAATTTGAACACGATCCAACTTTGGAAGCTGCCCAAAACCATCGGCCAGGGTATCCCTGAAATCATATCCCAGGGCTACGGACAAACTGCGGAATACATATGCTGCAACAACACTGGACATCCGAACACTCTTTTCACCGAAATTGGGCGGTCAGACGCAAAGTCTCAAAATATTCGCTTTCATCTATAAACCCGAACTATCTTTTGTCTATATCGTCAGGCTCAGGGATTTGCACCTCAACTTTTTTAGGCTTGAAGAGTCTTACTATCAAATTTCGAGATTACCCGCCTTACCCGGTTAGAACTGGACAAAATATCCAATGAGAGGCTCTATTTGTCCGGACAGTTGAGATATTTGACCATTAACAACACCCCAAATTTGGCGGAACTGATGATCACCAATTATGGAAATCCAGAAATGTTCTAACTTCAAAATATAGATATTCCCGGATCGATCCTCTAAAGGTATCCTACAAAGGATTAATGACCGTGTCCAAAATTCTCCTAAAAATATTGTCTGGTTTAATCGTTTAATCCCAATTAAAGTTGAAATCATCAAATTTATTTCACAATGTGAATCCCTTACATATGGATCGTCTACCGGAGGATGTTTGGAAGCACCATCTAACCGTCCATCTTTCGGATGCAGACTTTGTGCACCTGGTTACAACCTGTCGTTCATATTACTATCGCTATTCCCGATGTAAACGGATAAAAACCCGTTATCCCATATCACAGATTCACCAGATAGTACATTGTTATGATTTTTCCCAAATATACTATGATCTTAAAATATTTAGACCCGAATATCTACCATGGAACTTGGACCGTATTGACTTCTGGTATCCACCCATTATCGAACAAAACAAAATGTCCCTTGTATCCTATCCACGACGGATAATTTGCCAAACCGGTTGTCCTCATATATTATGCTCTACCAGATTGCAATCTTTAAAGACAGAAGTTTGGCATAAGCATTGGATCTATACTTTAACATATCTGGCAGACCTACGTCTCAGGATTTATGAAATATGGAATATTAGGGAACTTGACTTTTCGGGTTGGAAACTTTTGACGCGTCTTTCCGTTAGAGGTTTGCCGTCCCAATGTTCCGTTACATTACCCCCACAGCTTGAAAATCTTGAACTGAACAAATTTTCCAAAATTACTTTTAGTTCATTAGAACGGTTAACATCATTGGAAATATCCGTGCAAAAGATTCCAGATTTGGGCAATCTAAATGGTCCATATCTAAAAAGATTAAGGGTCCTCAAGTTAAATGATCTTGATGCATATAACGAAAATGAAGTGGTCCACGGATTACTCCTCCAGATCATCCGGAAAATCCCAGAACTTATTGTTCTGGAAGAATTTAGAATTTTTTCTAAGATTTCAAGTCTTAGAAAAATATTTATCCGTTCAAAAAGCCTATGCAAACTCAAACTTATTATTAATTTTAATGATCCCATTATAAAAATCAATGCACCCTACCTTACCAAACTAAGTGTTAAAAACCTTTTTAGTGATGGTGACGATTATCTGACCGCACGAAATTTTAAGATCAGGACACCCATTTTGCATAGTATTAGCGTTAATATGTCATTGGACGGACAATTTATAAAAAAATTAGAGGACCAGTTAATTCCCCAACTAACACATTTACATGTGTTAAAATTGGTATCAACTCGCCTACATTTAGACGTCCACAAATTAGGAACACAGATGGAATCCATCAAACTATACAGGTTGGACAATCTATCGGATACATCACCATTCACCCGAATGACCAGATTGACGAGCCTACTCCTTTATGAAGTTCTGCAAACTCCTGGATTCTTCGTTTCTGGACTACTTAATAGTCTAACACGGTTGGAATTAATAAACATTTCTAATAGAAAATTATACGTTCCTTGTCGTTTAAGGGAACTATCTATTTCATATGCTTCTAGGCTAACGAAACTAATATTACCTAATACTCTAACCTATTTAAATATTTATGAATGTCCTAAACTCCGGATAATGAACCTACCCATATCAATCCTGAAAATAGAATACCGTTTCTCCCATCCGGAGACTCTTCAAAAAATTAAACAATATATTACAAATTCCCAAAGATACATTAGGTATAATTTTTATTGATTATGAAATCATTAATCAGTAAATCTGTACAGTTGAATAGTAAATAGTTTGAGTATAATTTTATACTTAAACCATTTACCAATCAGTTTGAGACACGATAAATTACCTAACATGTTCATCTTATTCTGCGTTTTCATATAAACTGTTAATATTATGGCCGTTAATGTGTCAGTCTACCGAAATGAATTGCTATATCAAGGAACGATAAATTACTAGACAAACTCATTTTATAATGTGTTCC